AACGTTATAGTTTCATCCGAAGAAGATGTCACATCACCTGTTGCTATTGGATTTAGGGCAAAAAAATCGAATGGAAAATATAGATATTTTTGGCTCTATCGAGTAAAATTCGGCATACCATCAACCAGTTTGCAAACTAAAGGCGATAGCATAACATTTTCAACTCCATCAATTGAAGGTACTGTTATGCGCCGAAATAAATTAGATGGACAAAATAAACATCCGTGGAAAACTGAAGTTACAGAAGGCGATACTGGAGTTCCTTCATCGGTTATTTCAGGTTGGTTTTCTGAAGTTTACGAACCGGATTTTGAAACTGTAGTAAATACGGGAGAATAGCTTATGATAGAGAAAAATGAAAGAAGTGCCACAATTACTATAAACGGCACAGATTACGATCTAGTACTGACAACCAGGGCAACCAAAGAAATCGCAGCGAGGTATGGAGGTCTTGAGAATCTTGGAAACAAGTTAATGAAATCTGAAAATTTCGAAGAAGCGATCGGAGAAATCATATGGATCATTACTTTACTTGCAAATCAAGGTGTTATGATAAATAACATTAAAAATCCGAAAAATAAAAAAGATTTATTAACTGAAGAGACCTTAGAGCTTTTCACTACACCATCAGATTTAGTAGACTTTAAAGATGCGATAATGGAGGCTATGACTAAAGGCACAAAACGCGATATCGAAAGTGAGGAACCTATTTCAAAAAACGTGAAGACCGAGTAAAAGATGACGAATTTTTTACTCGGCTTCTCTATTTTGGAACTGCGCAGTTAAATAGAACCGAAGACGAAGTATGGCTCATGCCAATAGGGCTATTGCTTGATTTAATTGAATGCCATAAACAATATTATGGCATATCAAAACCTAAAAAAGTGGGATCCATCGATGAGATCATTCCATTTGGAATTTAATTTATGAAGAAGGGAGAGTTAAAGCTATGGGATATTCGGATTTTGGCTTAAAGATAGGAGTTCAAGGCGAACGCGAGTTTAAAAAATCAATTAGCGATATCAACTCTTCTTTTAGACTTTTAAAAAGTGAGATGAACCTTCTTACTGCAACATTTAATGGCAATGAAAATTCAATGCAATCTTTGACAGCAAAAAGTGATTTGTTAGGTCGAGAAGTTGAAGAACAGAGAAAGAAAATAGCACTTTTAGAATCAGCGCTTAAAAACGCGTCAAATTCTTTTGGAGAAAACGATAAACGTACACAAAGCTGGGCAAGTAAACTCAATTTTGCTAAAGCAGAACTTGATAACATGGAAAAAGAACTCGGCGACGTTAATTCCAAAATGGAACAAGCTAAAACGCCACTTGAAAAGTTAAATACTGAGTTAGATAATCAGGAAAAAGAGTTAAATAAACTGCAAACGCAGTATAAGAATGTGGTTTTAGAACAAGGTGAAAGCAGCAAAGAATCAAAGCTATTAGCGGAGCAAATTAAAGGTTTAACAAAAGACATTAATTCTAATAAAGAAAAATTAAATGCTGCAGAAAATGCGCTTAGTAAAGTAACAGCTGAAGCTCAAAAGTCCCATGCTCCACTTGATAAATTAACTGACGAATTAAATGAACAAGGAAAAGAGTTAAGTAAACTTCAAACTCAATATAAAAATGTAGTATTGGAGCAAGGCAAAAACAGTTCTGAAGCTAAAGAATTAGCATCTAAAATAAAGGCTTTAAACAGCGATATAAAAGAAAACAAAGAAAAATTAAACGCTGCTGAAAAAGCTACAGATACCCTTGGAAATGCGATGGAGAATAACACTAAAAAAGTTTCGAAATTGAGTCAAGGATTTACCGTTATGAAAGGCGTAGTTGCAAACCTTGCAACTGATGCAATAAGAAGGCTTGGTCGAGAAATCGTAAGTCTTACAAAATCTGTAACCACTAAGGGAATAGAATTCGAAAGTGCCTTTGCAGGCGTTAAAAAGACAGTTGACGCAACAGATGAAGAATTCAAGCAATTTGAATCTGATTTAAAGAAAATGTCGACTGAAATTCCAGTAACTGCAAAGGAACTCGCTGGAATTACTGAAGCTGCTGGACAACTTGGAATAAAGAACGAAAGTTTAATGACATTCACTAAAACGATGGCAAATCTCGGTGTGTCAACAAACATGAGTGCTGATGACGCAGCGATAGCATTGGCGCGGCTTGCTAATATCACTGGAATGAGTCAAAATAACTTTGACAGACTAGGTTCTTCAATCGTTGCATTAGGTAACAATTTCGCCACAACTGAATCGGAAGTTTCTCAAATGGCATTAAATATTGCGGCAGCAGGTAAACAAGTCGGAATGAGTGAAGCTGATATTTTAGGTGTATCTGCAGCTCTTTCGTCTCTTGGTTTGGAAGCTCAAGCTGGAGGTACTGCTATTTCAAAAGCAATTTTTAAAATGTCGGCTGCAGTAGAAACAGGAAATAAAGATTTAAAATATTTTGCTAAAGCTGCAGGAATGTCAACGTCTGATTTCCAAAGATATTTTAAAGAGGACGCTACAGGGGCGTTAACAACATTTATTACAGGGCTTGGAAACTTAAAAGACGAAAGTGCACTTAAGTTTTTAGATGATATGGGAATAAAAGAAATAAGACTACGTGATGCTATTCTTAGAGCTTCCAATGCAAGTGAGTTATTTTCAAATGCGGTTAAGACGTCTAATGAAGCATGGGATAAAAACTCTTCATTAACTGAAGAAGCACAAAAACGTTACGAAACAACGGAAAGCAAAGTGCAAATCTTGAAAAATACTTTTACGAGTATGGGTTTGACACTTTTCGGTAAAGTACAAATCCCACTTCAAAATGCAGCGACAAAATTAAGCGATTTCTTTAAAAAGGCAGAAGAATCAGGTCCTTTAAAAGATGCACTCGATAAACTTGCAGAAAGTGGAGGAAAGTTAATTGAAGGGATCAGCGAATTAATAATCAAAATATTGCCTCCATTACTAAATACTATTTCTTGGTTAATAGAACATTCCGATTTAGTAGGGATTGCAATTGCTGGGATTGCTTCGGCAATGTTACTGGTAAAAGGAGTCAAGTTTGCAGAAAGCATTGGTGAATCCATAGGAAAAGTCAAGGATTTTGGTAAAAAGCTCTTAGAAGTAGCAACAAACTTAGATCTCATGAAAATAAAAGAGATAGCGTTATCAGTAGCGCAAAATGCAGTTGCCGCAGCGCAATGGCTTGTAAATGCTGCTATGAGTGCGAATCCAATAGGTTTAGTAGTTGTAGCGATAGCAGCGCTTGTTGCAGGATTTATTTGGTTATGGAATAACTGCGAAGGTTTTCGGAACTTTTGGATTGGTCTATGGGAAGTTGTTTCGAAAGCGTTTTCAGATGCATGGGATGCAATTGTAAAATTCTTCACTGAAACTATTCCAGAAGCTTGGGATTCTGTAGTTAAATTCTTTGAAGAGACATGGGAGAATATAAAAGCGGCGTTTTTTGGAGCTATTGATGCAATCGTTTCGTTTTTTACAGAAACTATACCAAAGTTTATAGGAGATATCTGCAACTGGTTTTCTGAACTTCCATACAAGATCGGTTTTTTTATCGGACAAATAATCGGATATATTGTAAAATTCGGGATGGATTTATGGAACTTTGCAACTGTGACAGTGCCTGAGTTTATAGGTAAAGTTGTAGAATTCATCGCAGAACTGCCAGGTAAGATATGGAATTGGCTATGCGAAACGGCAACAAAAGTCGGAGAATTTTTCACAGACTTAGTAAAAACAGGAATTGAAAAAACTACTGAGTTCATAGATAAGGTAGTAACATTTTTTAAGGAATTGCCAGGTAACCTCTGGAAATGGTTATGCGAAACTGCAACGAAAATCGGAGACTTCTTTAAAAATTTAATAAAAACAGGCGTTGAAAAAACTACTGAATTCGTAGATAACGTAATAAAATTTTTTAAAGAGCTGCCAGGCAAGATCTGGAAGTGGCTATGTGACACCGTTCAAAAAGTAGTTGAATGGGGCGGCAATATGGTAGAAAAAGCGAAAAAAGCTGCTCAAGATACGTTTGATAAGATCGTCAACAAAATTAAAGAGATTCCAGGGAAAATGCTTGAAATAGGCAAAAACATTGTTGAAGGGATATGGAACGGTATTAAAAATGCTACTAAATGGATAACTGATAAAGTCAAAGAATTTGCAAAAGGAATATTGGATGGGATCAAATCAGCACTCGGTATTAAATCTCCGTCAAAAGTATTCAGAGATGAAGTCGGTAAAAATATTGCTTTAGGTCTTGGTGAAGGTTTTGTCGGCACAATGAGTGAAGTTAAAAAAGATATGGAAAAAGCATTGCCGACTGATTTTAGTACAGATTTAAATATGGCTGTAAATGCTGCAACATCTACGATTGGCAAGAATTACTCTACGAGAAATTTGCCTTTTTCATCAGAGTCATTATCTGATATGTTTAAATCTGCGGCCAAAAGTACAAATGCCAACATTACGGAGAGACTAGATTCCATTTTATATTTTTTGGAAGGATATATCCCAGACCTTCAAAAACGAAAAGTATGCCTTGATACTGGCGTCTTGGTTGGAGAACTTACTCCATCGATAAATCGAGAACTTGCGAAGATAGAAATTAGCAGGGAGCGTGGACGATAATGAATGGAATAACTTT